TTAAAGAAGTTTACGGAACGGATTGAGGACAATGCAAAGTAATATAACGACGCGTAAAAAAGACAACGCTTATCAAGTCATTGTCAGTTATAAAGATGGGCGAAAATGGCGGCAAAAATCAAAACAGGGCTTCAGAACACAAAGAGAAGCAAAAGAGTACGGGCAACAGATAATAGAAGCCTTAAAAACGCAAATAACGCCAATTGACGAGAATATGAGAGATATAACCCTCGGCGAGTTTGCGGAAGTCTTTTTACGCGAAAAAGTTAATCTTACCTACAGCACCAAAGCTATGTATAGAGTGGCTTTAAAATCGTTCCCTATGCTTACCAATACGGAACTTCGTAATATCAATCATAATCTTGTAATAAGGGCATTTAACGAGATTCATATTGCCCCCAGTACCATGAATTTGTATTTGAGGATATTAAAGGCGATTGCCAATTACGCCATTCGTCCTTATAAGCTTATTAGAGAAAACCCGTTTAATTCGGTACCCAGACGTAAAGAAAGCGTCAAAAAGGTTTCTGCCTTTACCGATGGGGAAATGAAGTTTATTTTCTCTAGCATGGACGGATACGCCCGTGTTATGGTTTCTATCGCTTATTATGCCGGGTGTCGTATCGGCGAAATTCTAGGACTTACATGGGAAGATATTGACCTTGACGAAAAAACCATTACAATTAATAAACAGGTTGCTATTATTGATTCGAAGAAATTCGGAGTAACAGCACCTAAAACCGTCAATAGTTATAGAACCATTCCCATACCGCCTGTATTATGTGAGATTCTTAGGGAATATAAAGCGACTCAATCGGATCGCCTATTGTTCCCGAAGAAAAACAGTAAGTACGTTCCTCGTATTCTAAAAAAGATTATGCCTGATAAAACCTTTCATGACTTGCGGCATACGTACGCAACAAAGTTACTTGCGAACGGAGTCGATATTAAAACCGTAGCTAGCTTATTAGGCGATAACGTAAACACTGTAATTAAAGTATATGTACATTACACGGACGATATGAGAATGAAAGCGGCGGAGAATGTCGCTAATATTTTTAGCAAAAGTTTTTGACGATTTTATTTTTTAATACCCTATAATCGCTTTAAATACGCTAATAGTAGACATATTGTAAATTACTATACATTTTCATCAGCTATTAGGACAAATACACATATAACTACAAAATAGCATTATTATCACACTTTAACGGCTTTTGTTTTTGCGATTGTTACATAAAAACCAGTTATCTACATATAATTTTTGCCGAATTTTTGCCGAAAAAAAGAAGCCCCCAATACGGGGGCTTTCTTGTTCTACCACTCTTTAATTGTATACAAGACTGTGCCGCCTTTAAGTCCTGTTTGGTCAGCGTGTGCGACCGCTTCCACTCGTCCCGCTTGATAACCTACTGAACCGTACATTTTACCGTCAACATACGTTACTCCGCTTTTAATCTTATGATTATTGCGGAGATTTATTTTATATACATCTACCTTTTGTTTGTCCGTATTTTCAACAATGACAGTACGGTCAGTTTTAGCCGTTACGGTAGACGGTAAGGAAGGGTCATTACGGGCGATCTGTTGCCGCGTCATCTGTGCCGCTTCTTGTACCGTCCTTGCGGGCGTGTAATAGGTTGTTACAGGGGTTGCCCGTTCAACTTCTCGTATAATCGTCGTTGCGTCCCTCGGTGTAACGTTAATGGCTTTTGCGAGTTGTTCGGGATTCTTTGCTTGTTCTATAGTGATAACCTTCGGAGCTTTTTCATCTTTATGTAAGTGTCTATGAACAATAACCCCCGCCGCAATAACGACGAATAATAAGCTTACGACAATAATAATAGGGGTAAACCGCTTTATATATTCGCTTGTAGGCATGTATTAATCTCCTTAATCAACGTCAAAATCAAGAACTATATCAGCGTCAAACTCATTTCCTTCTATGTTTTCACTAAAGGTATATTGCCAGATATTAGCACCGGGATAGCCGCAATAGGGGTTAAGATGAGAAACCCACAAGCCGCACCCGCCAAGCTGTTCAGGGTATAAGTAATTTTCAAGCCAATCAATATTTGCGTACAGCCCTGTTTTTGCGTATCCGGCACTCCACAATTTATTAATGAAAATACTACAGAAATTCGTTAATTCTTGATTGCTCGGCATTCCTCTGTTGGCTTTGTAATCGTCAGCGTCTTCCATGTCATACCAAACGCCAAGCGGTAATTTATCGGGGGTAAGCCCGGAGCTTTGTAATGTATTCAATACAAAATCCGCTTCCTGATTGGCCGCGTCTTCATCTAAAGCGTAAGAGTAATGGTATACGCCAACTTTAAGACCCGCATTAATTGCTCCGTTTATGTTGTCATAAAAGCAACTATCAAGCGTATTGCGTCCGTACCCCAGTCGAATAATTGCAAATTGATAGCCGTTTGCCGCGACGGTTCCCCAGTCTACTAATCCGTTATTTTCACTTACGTCAATTCCTCGCATAATAATCTCCTTTCTAGAACTTTACCTTGTTTTCAATTTTCGTTCTTACTAGATCCAAAAACTTGCCAAGCATTACATTGCCGCCGTCGCGAAGGTTTTCGAGAATTGAAAGAAACTCACTAGAACCCAAATATAACCACACAAGAGAAACGGCAAACTTCCGTTGTCCACTCATTTCATCAAGTAATACCGCCGCGAATGTGGCTAGTACGTAAGATAACACTTTCTGCACAAACCCTTTTCGCATGTAGCGACTTGAAATAAGCCTTTTTTCAAATGCTATGGGGATAGCTCTGTACTTTTCCCAAACCGCAATTTCTTCAGGATTATACTGGTACTCGTCAATTAGCATTTGATAGGCAATAGCTGCCCATTTAGTGAGCAAATCAACGAATACCAGAATAATAAAAATCCCAAGTATCTGCACATGACGAATGCCGATAAGCCATAAAGCAAGGCCGCCCGCAGCACTCAACGCCGCCTTTAAAATAAAATTAGTCGTAAGCGTTTCCCATGTGTGTGAAAGCGTGTCAAAAATAAAATTCATTTGCCCTCTCCTTTGCATAATAAAAGGGACGTTTGTCACGTCCCCTATTTAACTCTGTCGTACCCGTATACTCTACGGGCAATATTGGCTTTAAGAACGTTAAAGCGATCTAACTGCTCCCGCTTCTGTTCTCCGCTTATGTTCTCATTGTTCATAATCGCTTTACTTGCTCTTGATAACTTCGTAAGCTGTTCCCTTGCTTCTTTGAGTTTGCCGAATTGGCGTACATCAAAGTCTTCAGGTTTCTGCTTGGTTATTTTTGCTTCATTGAACAGCTTGTTCTGTGCGTCGAAGTCATCGTATACCCGTTGTACGCTGTTGCTTCCTTGATACGGGGTTGCCGTAAACTTATTAATTTCGGGCATTTCATACCAACGTTTTGCGGGTCTGTTTGCGGTTTCACCTGTGGCTGCGTCTATCGCCGTAAGTCCAAGCGTTGCGAGGTTACCGCCGTATCCTCTAATAGTGTTATCCACTTTATACGGAGATACATTAAACAGCGACCCTATCCCCTTCGCTACTGCTGACGTATTTTGACCGTACTGTAAAGCGTCGGGAAGGTCTTGTTGTGCTTGCGGTACAATACTCTTTTGCCGCCAGAATGAGTAATTAGCTGCCCATTCTGCAATAGGAATAAACGCCGTCGGCATAACACTCGGCGTAAGCACGTCGGCCACTCGTTCGCCGTACCCTTTAAAGCCTATTCCCTTTCTTCCGTGTTCCTTATCGTCCATCCACTGTAACATGCGTTCAACGCTAGTCCCATACAATACGCCAAGTTCGAACGGCTTAGGAATTTTGATTAAATGGTCACCGCTCGGAAGAATCCAATACGTATCCTTAACATACTGCGGAAGTTCCTGATATTCAGGGTTATCCTTATTGATCTGCCATAACGCAACCGTAGGAATAGTTACAAACAAAGTAGCCCGAATAGAAGCCCCTACAGGGTCTTCCTTCCACACTCTACGAAGCTTATCAGCCCCTTGAACAGCCGCATTAAAGAACGCCACAACCCTATTAGCTGTCTTGGTGTTCTTCCCTATACGGCTAAAGTCGATAGTAATATCACGGGCTTCAAGGGCTGCTTGTTGCGGTGTGAGTGATTTACGTTCACTACCAAAAAGCCTATTGGCAAGACCTGTATACCCTTTTCGAGCATTGTCGTATTCGGCAAGACGTGTACTTATTTCGGACGCTTCAGAGATTGCCCGCATTACTTCGATAGGGTTCTTTACAACCTTCTGCCATGTCGGTTCTTTCCTCAGGATTTCGCGGATTTGACCGCCCATATAGTCACGGTCAAGCGAAACCATGGCCGCACCAGAAGCACCGGAACGCAAGTATTCTTGATACAATTCGCCTTTCTTAATGAATTGCGAAACGCCTTTAAGCGTATCAAATACAGGTAAATACCCATGCTTAGAAAAGATTGCCGCACTTACGTTATCTCGTACAAGGTTAGCTAATGCGAACCCTGTTGTAGACGTTGCCCCGGCTCTTAACCAACTAGAGGGAGTTTGCATGATTCTTACAAGTAGGTTACTTGCGTTTTTGTCGCTCATTTCTAACGCTGCTTTTAGTTCGGGAGTTGTTTCGTATACTACCTTTTGGCCACGTTGCCATACTGTAAAAGTATTGTCCGTTGCCCTTGCCGAACCCTCTTTAACCTGTTCAACAATACGCCCCATACCGTGAATATCGGCAAGTTTCGCAAAGTTTTGGGCTACTTTATTGCGTTCAATAGCGTTTGTAAACTGGTATGTGTTCCGTAAAATGCTTTGCAACGGGTCAATAATATCCCGCGTTGACCCTTTGAATCTCTTAATAGGGCTTGCTACGTTAACAAATCCCTTGCTACTTGCAAGAAATCCGTCCATGCTTTCCGCTTTAAAGTCACGGAAGAACGGCACGTAATTCGGATACTTCTTGACAAGTTCGGCGTATATTTCAGGCTTTAACATCCCTGATTTTACAAGCTGTTGTAATAAGTGCCGTTGGTATTTCTGTAATTCGTCAGCCGCCTTTTTGAACGTTTCATTCTTTTCGAATTTCCGTAAGGTTGCCACGTCTTCAGCTTTAGAAAACGTCGCCTTTTGCCCGTTGGCATGAAAATCTAAATCATGCTTGGCCACAAGGTAAGCACTAAAGTTTTTACGCTCTTTAATTCCGATGGGTTCTAGTATAGCTTTAAGCCCTTTAACCCCCGCCGACTTATCGCCAAATTCAACAAGGGCTTGAGCCTTACCCGTCGCACCTCTGAATAACCACGCCTGTTTATATACGTCGTTTTCAAAGGGGATTTCTTTCCCAATTTGCTTGTTTACTTCTTTCATTAACTGTTCGAACGGGTGCAACTCGTCAACGGTATGCGTATACAAGCTATGCCCTAAGTCTAAAAGCTTTTCTTTGAAACCGCCGTTATCGGAAATATCTTTGATTCTTGTAGACAGCTTACCGTCATCGAACGAAATAGAACCCTTTACTCGTTCTTCCGGATCTTGTTTAAACCATTCATGCGTAATCTTGGAAAGCTTATTAATTGCTCCGTTTAATTCCTTGTCCTTCGCCAGTCGTTCCGTGAAGTGATCGTAAAACGTCGGGAAGTCGGCTTTTGCCTTGTTTCTATCGCTTACATAGTCATGGAAGAACTCAGCGTAACCTTCCTTACGGATACCTTCATCGCCTAATTTGTCATACACATTGCCGAAACGGTCATGCACAACCCTTGAAAACTCGGTGTTAAACTTCGGGTCAATACTGAATCCGTTCTTATGGTCTACGTGATGACCAAGTTCATGCATAAGCGTATTTATGTCCCCGAAATTACGAGTACGGATTACTTCCGTCATGCGGTTATACCACCCAAGAACGTCTTTACGCTTGCCAAGCCGTCCCGATTTTACACGTTGGTCAAACAAATCGTTAACGGTATTAATAATTTCCCGTCGTGTAACAGGCCGTCCCAGTCGCTCTACGCCTTCCCCTGTAGGGGTGTTATTATTGCTAACGTTATATTCCAAATCTTTATCATTGACTTTTCCCGGTTCATCTGTTACTCTTGAATCACCAGATGTGTCGGGTCTAGCGTCAGACAATGCGGCACTATCACTGGTTGCCTGCGGGGGACGCTCCGACTGTCGGGCTTTTAGCTCATCGCGAATGTTACTATTGATATATTCAACTTTATCAATAGCAATTTTCCCGCTGAGCATTTTTTTTGCATTCATCGCAAAACCCCCGCGGCGTGCATTGGAATCATCTATAAACGATGTTACTATTTCACCAGACCCATTTTTCTTGACTTCAATAACAACCTTATGCAACAGGTTGCTATTTTCCCCACGATAAAACCCAATGTATTTTAGCCGTCCATCAACCTGTCGTAAAACCACATCGGGATTAGATATCGTGTCTTTTACAAGCTGTGTTACAAACGCTCTTTTCTTGCTCGGGTGCTGAGTTCCCTTGCTAGAACCTTTGTACAAATGGTCAGCAAGTCTATCAATAGATTCTTTGTTTTTTGAATCGTAAACAAACCTAACAAGATTGTTAAACGGATCCCTTATTCCGTTTTTCAAATTAATAATATTTTGTTTTACTTCTTCAACGGCTTCACGCCAACTCATTTCTTCATAGCGTCTTAAATCATCGGCGTTATATTGCCTAAATCCTTCTTGGATTTTAGGCGATTTATTAATTTCTTCTGCTAAAGTTTCAGGTGATATGTCAATATTTTGACTTATCGCCTCTTTTTTTACGTTATTTTCGGTTGAATCATCAAAAACCGCCTTATTTTCACTTCTAACACCGTTTATATCATCGGTACTAGTATTCATATTCAAGTCATCTTTAGCACGGCTTAAATCTGATTCTACGAGGTCGTTTTTTGCCGAAATATTTAAATTTTCTTTGTCTCCGCTTACTTGAGAATTATTTTTATCGCTCTCCACGATTTCATGAGGAATTTCCCGTTCAGCCTGTTGGATTCGACGAGATTCACCGTTTTCGGATACTCCATTTCTCGGCGTACTCTTATAATCCCCGTAATTGCCATCAAAAGTTTCACGGGCAATGCGTTGACGTTCTTCGTCTCTGGCTACATTGGGATTAGGTCTTTCATATTCCCTACGAACAATAACCGCCATTTCTTCTGGCGTTGCGTCGGGGTGTTCTCGCATAGTATTTAATGCGGCTCTTTCGTTCCCCTCTGTTAACTCGTGGATAGAGAAATCAATTTGCGTTTTCCAGTCATAAGGGTCAAGACCTCTTTCTGCTGCAAAGTCTTTTAATCCCTGTAGCCTGTCATCTGTAAATTGAATTAGCCCTTCTGATCCATATTCGTCATGGCTTACGACTCTCGTATCAAAGCTACTTTCTGCCCCTATGTTCCCCGTGAGGGCTGCCGCTTCCACGTCTGTAAATCCCGCTGCACGGTAACGGTTGTAAATGTCATTCTGAAGATTTCCCGTTTCTTCGTAACCACCTTCAGGGCGTTCGGGTGATACATAATCGCTAACGGCTTCTTCAGGGATAACCCCCTCAAACATGCCTTGCGGTTCGTATGCGGCTGCAAGTTCAGGCGTTTCGCTTTTAATTTCGTTTCTGCCAATATCGTCAAATGCTCCCGCCGCTTTATTGCGTGCGTTTTCTGCCGCTTCGCCTATCTTCTCTTTAATCTCACCAACTCGTTCAGGGATTACATCAGAGACTTTATTATAAACGCCTTCTTTCACCCCTTTTGGTACTGCCCCTTTAGTTAACTCTATAGGTAAAAATACGTCGCTCCAAAGGTTAGTAGGGTTATCGACGATATTGCCAATAAACCCAGACGGGTCACTTACTGCACGTGTTACCGGGTCTATAATAGGGTCTATCGCAAACTGTTTTGCTGTCGCTACGACAGGATTCCCCATAATTCCTTCGGGTGCTTCTCCGTTGGCTTTGGCTTCGGCGTTTTGCGTTGCAATCTCTGCAAGGTCTCCCGCAATCATCGGAGCGGCCGCAATCCCGGCTACTGCTCGTATAGGTGTCGGCATGAACGGAGTAATAGCAAGATTGGCGGCGGGATTGCCGATAGCTTCGTTATATAAGTTTCTTCGTGCATTGGTGTAATCCGTACCGCCGTACTGCGTAAGAGTGGCTTCAGGGTCATCAGATACAACCATAGGAACAACGCCGCCGTTTTCGTTAGACGCGTTAACAATAGCGTTGCCAACTTGGTAATTATAATTATCCCAGGCGTTTTTTACATTGTTCCCCCAGTCTTTTATCGTGTTCCCTACGTTAGTTAACGTTGTTTCCGCTTGGTCAGCGGCTGCTTTTGCGGCATTATCAAACCCGCTTTGCACGTATTCCACATTGTTAGCAATGCCGTTTTTTACGTACTCTACATTGTTGGCGATTCCATCAATAATAGACCCGCCGCCGCTTTGTTGTGCTTGCTGTTGTGCCGCTTGTTGGGCTAACTGCTGCTGAATGATACCGTTTTCTACAATATCATCAAAATACCCTTGCGGTGTGTAACTTAAACTATCTTGTTCGTTCGGAAAAAGGTTATCAAACGCTCCCATGTTTTACCCTTTCATATATAAACAAGAAGGGACGTTATAAACGCCCCTTCTATTAATCATCAGGCACCCAGTCGGCGTACCTGTTAAGACCCTTTGCGATTAACTCAGATTTAATCTGTGCTGACGATACCCCTGACGCTTTTAACTGGTTGATTCTATCAGCAACTTGTTGTTGCTCTTCCTCGGAGTACGTCGGGTTAGCTAAACCCATAGACGTTCTAAGCTTAGCATAATACGGGCTTTCAGATTCGTCCTCTCCGGGGTGACTTGATTGCCATGCCTTATGTAACGTAACGAGGTTTTTTACGGCTGCATTTTGTTGTGCTGCTCTCGCCGTTGCCGCTTTTGTCGGGTCAACGTATTTACCAACATACTTCATTGAACCGTCAGCCCCTACCATGTAGGCCGTACCGTCATTCATAACCTTGATATTTTTCTTACCGAAATTGCCAAGGTTTTGTATTTTCCCGTCATCGGTCATTACGAACATTTGGCCGTTTTGTGCTTGCTGCATGTTGGATTTTGCGTAGTTGCCAACATCGTCAATTGTGCCTTGGGTCATGTTGAACCGGGCAACGTGTCCGTTACTCATCTGTTGGAACTTGTAATCATCATGCAACGCATAAATGCTATTGAGGTTGTTCATGTCAATCTTTTCAGCACCTATCTTATTAGCATAGTAATTGTACCTATCGACGGCTGCGGCTATGCCCTTAACCTTCTGCGAATTATACGTATCAACAACCGTATTACCGTCCTTATCCTTAGTGTAAATAAGGCTCTGTATGATTTGATTACGCATAGGTGCAAGAACGTTATCGGAGAACGCATTAGCCTGTTTGGTGTACTCGTTATTCACATCGGTATTATAGAGTTCCTCGGCGATCCCCTTCGCGGTTTTAAAGTCCATACCAGATTTAACGAGGGTCAATACATCTGCCCCTAGCCGCTTCCGTGCGTCCTTTATAATGTCGCTCTTATTCGGAACTTGATAGCCCGGCTTGTCCTGTTGCGTCTTGTTATCCGTATCGGTGCTATCTACCTCGCGGGACGCATTACCGAAAAAATTCGGATTCCCCGTTACCATGCCAAAATACCCTTGCGGCTGTTGGGGTTGTTGGCCAAATCCCCATAACCCGCCACGTTGATTAAACGAAGGTGTCGAAGAAAATGCAGCCGGTGCCGCCGTCGTATCGGCATTACTGTTTTGTATCGGCTGTGCCGTTGTCGGTGTAGGTGCTACAGGTGTGGCCTGTGCAGCTTGAGTAATAGGCGTTGTGTTCTGACTTTGTCCAAATCCCCACAATCCACCGCTTCCATTGCCTATTTGACTACGAAGGGAATTACTCATATACTGCCCCGCATTAAATTGCGAAGCGGGTAATGACTGATTCCATAATCCGTTGCGTCCGTCATCTACAACGGCTGTTTTGTCTGCGGCCTGTTGCTGTCCATTTCCACCACCGCCAAGAACATTATTAAGCCCTTTAGCCATGTTGTTTTCGTTTAGCTGTCCCAGTCTATGGGTTGCGTACATTCCCGCAAGCTTACCAAGTGCCGCCCACGGCTCAAAGTCCTGTAAATAAATCGTACTCATTAGGCTTCTCCTTTCTTATTGCCTTTCTTCTTTTCGCCTTCGCTCAAGGCCTGTAATTCGTCCTGGCTAATGCCTTCGGCTAAGATACCGTTAGCATAAAACAGGTTATCCCCGTCACATTCAAGTTCATATACCGTTTCTGCAATGCCTGTATCTTCCTTGCTTGTGACCTTTTGCCAACCGTGTACCGTCATAATAGGCTCACCAACTTCGACTTCAGATACAAGCTTTAAGCCGTCGTTAGTAAGCACCTTTTCACTGGCGGTAGTAACCACACCTGTATCTTCCGTGTTAAGTCGTACCGTCGGAGATTCTCCCATTTCGTGCATAGCAATAACGTTAAGCACTTTCCCAAGGGATACAACCTTATCACCTGTAATAACTTCTTCAATCGGCTTACTTCCTTCAACCGTTGCCACTTCTGTACCTTTCGCAAAACAAAATCCGCTCATAAATCCTCCTAAAAATCCGCCGCTTCCTTGTCGCACTGTCGTTTGTGCGGGTGCGGCTAATCCATAACGTCCTTGCATGTAGGCTTTTAACAAATCCTCATTATCAGAATTATTAAGCTGTGCCATGGTGTAATAATCTTTAGCCGGCTGTATTGCCGCCTGTTGCGTCGAACTACCTGTACTAATCGGAGCGGCCGCCAACCCTTCACGCTGTCCGACAAGTCCCGCAGCTGTTCCCGCATTGTTCACCTGATTGGCGTATCCCTGATTCATTAACGCCGCCTGATTCATAATTCCAGACTGTTGGTTATTGAATTGGTTGCCCCACAAATTCATCTTTGCCCCAATGCCATTCAAAGCATTGGTATAGGCTTGATTGTTGAGGTTAGCCGCCGTATTAATATCTTGGGTGTATTGTGCTGCCAGTGCGTTCGTTGCGTTTTTGGATATGTCATTGATAGCACTGTCAGCCTGTGAAGAGTTGATAATCCCGCGACTGGCCAAGCCTGATAACGTATTGCCAACGGTACTTTGCAAGTCATTGTTTAAAGCCGTCTGCCGTGCCTTTGCGTACGCTTCAGGGATATTGCCTTGGGTAATGTCATTCATGGCAGCCTGATTCTTTAATACCGCTCCATTATACTCATTGGCTAAGCTATCGGCGTTATTTACCATTCCGTCCGTTGCCGCTCCAAGTTGTTGAGCGTACTTTGTATTATCCGTAAGGTTTCTTGTCCCCGCGGATGATACTTGATTTTGCAGTGCCGCTAGTGCATTCTGGTTGCCGTTGTTGGCAGCCAAGTAATTGTTATACATGTCTTGATAATTCGGCGTTACGGCGTTATTTAATGCCCCGTCTCCCATGCCCTGAAGTCTATTAGCACTAGCGTTTGCCCCGTTAATCCAGTTTAACTGATTCTGAAGTAACCCTTTTTCTTCAACGCTTGCTTCAGGCAGATGGGCTTCAGTGTGCGATACTTTAGACTTTTTACCGCCACCGCCGAAAAGCTGTAAGTTAAATATCATGTTTATCTCCTATAAGGTGCGTTCAAGGCTTTCTTTGTTCGTTATAAGGACCTTATAATCCTTCCCGTAATAAGTGTAGTCATAGGCGGGTAGCCGTTTCATATCCCACTTTTTGACAAATCCATTTACGCTTTTTCGTGCCGTAGCCGTAACGATTGTATCAAGTTTATTCTTATCCATTACGTCTACAATGAATTTCCCGATTACTTTCATGTTGCCGTATGTCTGTAAAATGCTAAACACGCGTTCCCCATGTTCTTCGTTAATTCCCCAGAATATGAACCCTTCGTTAGGAAAGAAGTTAAAATATTGAAAGGTATCATCTCGGAAGTGATTACCTTCGTCAAAGAAAAAGCCATCAAATGAAACCTTTTCACCCGTTCGCCGTTCATAGTCTTTTACCATGTCTTGTAAGCTGTCTGTTTTCATGACTATACCCCCACGGCGATCCATTGCATTGTTGCCGTCGCAAGAAGCATTCCTTTAATCGTGGCATGAACTTCATACGTGAAATCGGTTTTGTTCATCTCGCGGGCAAACACAGAAGCGGCTGAATTGCCCCAAAAACGTCCGTACGCTCCATCGGCAACAGGTGTAATAGTAAACCCCATCCATAAACATTTATCACTAAAAGCCGTGGCGAATGTTTGCCGAGGAAATATCATCGGGTCGTTACGAGTGTCGGGCTGTTCCCCCACCTGTCTTTTACCGCCCTGTATGGTAAAGTTATGAAACGCCTTACCAAACTTCATATACCACAAGTCGGGGTTGGTCGTATTAAAGTCCATACCTATAGACGATAAACCAGTATTACCTAACGCCTGTACAACGTCATTGCCATCTTTAATGTGAAGAGCTGAAATAATCGAATTAACAGCCCCTAGCGAAACGCCTAATGATAAATTAGCGTCCTCGGTATTACTTGTAATAATGTTGACGCTGTCAATTATGCCGCTTCCGTGCGTTACCTTTAATTTCCCGTTGTCATAAGCCGCCGACTTTACAAACCCGTCAAATATCGGCTTATGTGCGGCCGTGTCGCCTTTATGATTGGTTAAGTCACTTCTAACAGCGTTATCAGCGTCGTTTATATACTTTAACGTGTCATCCGCTAACTTTGCTTTGGTTACGGATTTGTCCGCAAGGTTTACCGTCTTTACTTCTCCGCTTCCAATGCTTACGGATTTTATGCCCTCGTTAGCAATTTGCGTACTTGTAATAGAGCCTGTCGCAATGCCGCTTCCGTTCATGCTCGGCTGATAATATTTAATGGTCTTTACGCTTGCTCCGTCCGTTGTTACTTCGGCAATAAGTACACGTTGTTTACGTTCCCATTGGGATCCGTTATATACATACATCATGTCCATAATGTCGTTGTAGTACATGGCGTTTAAAACGGTGTCAGGCGGCGTTGACTGTCGCACCGGCTTTACGGTTGTACTGCCATAACTTACGGCACCGCTTCCAGTCCGCTCTACATATATGTACTGCGTTTTATTAGGCAGCAAACTCCAAGCACTCACCTTACTATCAATAGACGCCACGTAATCAACTGCCCCAAACTCGTTATACCCGTCTGCAAACGATACAATTACGGGCGTTTGTGTTCCGTCGAGCGTTACGCCTAGGTTATCCCCTGTTAAAAAGGAATATTCCCCGTTGCTTATCTTGCCGTTAAGAAATCTATTGCGGAGACCCGTCGCACCGCCGCCGCTTTTTAGTTCTACTGTTCTAGCGACTTCTAATATTTCGTCCCGGTTCTTCTTAATACTTTGCCGCACTGTATCGCCTTGAGGCGTTATATCAAGTGCGTATTTTTCTTTATATGCCATAGGCTATACCTCTTCATATGTGTAATCCAATTGCCGTAAGGAAATAGCTCCCTTTTGCACATGGATTTTAAACTGTACGTTACGATTAGCACCGCCGCCGATTTTATATACTTTCGTGTACTCGTTAACGTTTAACTTATCGTCCGCACTAAAAGTACGTTCATCGGCGTAATATGTTCTGGTTGATTTACTAGCAAACGTTACAGGCTTCGGTGTCTTGTCCGATATTTGTACGCTACCGTAGCCGTCTATCAGGTTATGAGTTACGAAATTGTAATTCATAATAAGAACGAACAGCCGCATTGCAAGCCTGTTTCCGCTTACTATAGACGTTTCTATTTGCTGTCCGTCGTCTAAGTCTGTACGGTCATCAAGCACCCCTATTTTATTGCCGTACGCAACGTAAATGTTCTTATTCACGTCCACCACATCATGCACGTCATGAACAAACTGCCGTGACGTAAACACTCCTCGGCCGTCCTGATACCTCGGCAAGTAGTGATACAGGAAAATACCGCCGCCGTTATGCGGCTTAATCCATAATTGCTTACGGCTCGGACAATGCCACATCTCGCAATCTTTTCCAACGTAAGTAAGTAGATAAGAGTTAATGTTTAACCCTGTTTCAAACGGTTGTATCTCTGCGTATGTGTTTGTCGGCATGAACGACATTAAGCCCTGTTCTCCAAGGTAATAACTTCTATCGTCTATATTAATCGCCGAACCACTACAAAAACCCGTGCTAGACAAAGGGTACACGGATAAATTCCCTTCGTCAGGGGTTCCAACAACCTGATAAACCTTTCCGTATTCCTTGTAAACGATAATTGCACGTGTTAGAAAATCGACGGCAACTATTGCCCCTTTGTCTTTGTACCCAACATCTAAATACTGCCCGCTTGAGCTGTCGTTTTTGTTATTCTCCCAACTGTGGTAATCGCCAATAGCCGACCACGTTAGCCGATGAGAATAAATAGACGCAACGAGAACACGACCCGCATGGCTGTTTACAATCTCACAAGACGGAGAGCCGTCTACCGTCGATAACTCACCCGTTCCGCTTATGGCTTGTAGCTTACCGCCGCTTGCGATGAGAATATCACCGCTGTAAGCGTGATACTTCGGCTTGTGCTGCCCTGTGAGCGTTCCTAATCGCTTACGTGTTTTTAGATCCGTTTCGTATAACTCTGTTCCGTGTGTAAAGTACCATTTGTGCCGGTACACGTCGTAATATAACGTGTCTATCGACATTCCCGCGTCGTACGCAATGGTTACCCCTGATACCGTTCTTAAAGCATTGTCCGTTCTATCAAACTCGCAATTCATTGCCTGAGTAAGTGCCTGTATATCAATCCCTTCAGGTGGATTGCTCCAGTCAAGGCCAAGCCTATATCCGTTTGTACTTGCTATTGCTCGTTCGCCCATTACGTAAGCCCTCTAGACGCCTTGATTAACTCCGTCAAGTGGTCAATAAACCCTTTATCATAATTAGCGTAATCAATCATTAGCGACTTCTTTTTAATCAAGAATGAAATAAGTTGTACCAGATACGACGTAAAAAACTCGCTAAACGGAACGGCTGAATCCATGGAATTTATATGGTTCTTTCGGATACTGTAAAACACGTCTTGCACGTCCTCACCGTCATATGTTGAGAACAGTCCGTTTACAATCCGTATGGGATACCCGCTTTTAGGTACAAAACCCATAAAGTTGGTAGGAACGTCGCTATTGTTCGTTACCGTCATACTCTTAACCACTTCATTATCACGAATTGCAACCAGTATCATAGAGAGGTAATCAATGCCAGCGTTTATATACTGAATGTAGTCATTGTTATCATCCAGTATTTCGTTGCTTTCTACACTAATCAGCGTAATCAGTTCTTGTACTGTCATAATCCCAATACCCCTTAGAAAGAACATAGCCGCTTTCACTATCGGAACTGTTATTAAGCGACCGTAAGGCCTCTATCATGCTTCCTGTAATTCCGGATACGTCTATGTTCATAATGCGAGCAACCATATAATCAACTAAAAGAGTTTCAAGTTCAGCAGGGTAATTGCTGTTATCATCGAATTTTTTATACTCTGCCGAAGGCACATAATCGACGGATATATCTTGTTCTTTATCGGCTTTAAACTTCACTGTCTGTAAATTTAGAACATGATACCCGCTAACCTCTTGCCCGTCTGCCGTAACCTTTCTAATTGCCACGCACTGATTAGGTAGAAAAATTTGCCCGACTCCTCTATCTTCATACGTAGTGACTCCAAGGCTAGGGCAATATTTCCCCATGAGCGTGTTTAGTAACTGGTTACCCTCGTTATAAAACTCTAAAAACTGATAAGGCGTGTATGTCTCTTGTGACGTATCGCCAACTTGCATATACGCCCTATTAATTAAATCTCTAACTCTCATATACACCTCATAAAAGAATAAGGGGAAAGGTTATCCCTTCCCCCTTTGTCCTTTGCGTTCATTATCTTTCTACCGTACCGCCTGTAATAACTTGAATTACGCCGTAATCCTTGCCGTTATACTTCGACTTTTCAATACCCGCATACAAGGAAATTCCATTGCCTTCACGGTTGCCATAGTCGCTAACCTGTTTAATCGGAGTAGCTTCTTTTGCAACCCCGAAGCATGCAGCCTGTTTGCCAAGCAACAAGTTATGGCATACATTTGCACTGCTTGCCCCCGTAGTCGTGTTAAGGATACGTTCATATTCGTACAGGATAACGCCGTCGTATTCACCCAACGCACCCGTAAAAATCGGATTTTCTCGTCCACGGACGTTTGCTTGTGCCTGAGCCTGAACCCATACGGGATCCGTTTTAAGGTCTTTAGCCGCCCAGGGCGAAACCAACATAATGTAGCGGTCTTGGCCGTCTACTTTTACAGGGTTCACCTTCGGAGCGTGAAGCATTGCTTTACGTCTTGCACGGGAAATCAAGGCACACGTTAATTTATCGTTTGCCGTCGTACCGGCTTCAGTACCAGCAGCTGAAGCGTAAATAACTTCTCCAGTTGTAGGGGAAGCGGTCAACTTCTTAATGAAGGTATCATCAAGCCAATCCGTAACCCACTGCTGAAGAGCCGGTTTAATAATCTGAAGGTTTTCATACGGGCTTTTCTGGTCATCAGCCACGAAGCGAGCGACAGCGTTACGAACAAGTTCAACGGGAACAGCGAAATCGTAAATGTGTAATTCTTCTTCGTGTCCGTCGAGTGTATTATTTCCCTTAATACCTTCGCCTGTGAGATTCATTGCAAGGCCAAAGTATACCTTATCGCCTTTAACGCCTTTTAATTTGACGTTCTTATGAATTACGTTGTTTCCGTTTGCGTCCGTAAACTTATCGAAATAAGACGCTTTAACGCCTTCCGTCCATACTTTTGCAGCCCATACTTTCGGTACTAAATTAGCGGGAATTTGAATTTCGTTTGCCATGTTTTTATCTCCTATTCAAGTAAATTATCAAAATACTTGCGTACGTCTTCAGGAAGCTTGTCCGCTTCTCCGTTCTGATACGCTTCCAAAATTTCTTCATCGCTTAACTTCGGCGGCGTGTTATTTCCACCGCTTAACGCTCCCGCCTTCGGTAAGGTCTTGGCTACATCTAACGGACTGTCCTTTACGGTTGTTGCCGCCCGTTTGTTTTGTAACTCTTTTACGAATTTACGGACGATTTCAAAATCCGCTTCCGTTCCTTCACCGTTGTCAATATTGGCGAATGCGTCGTTAATCGGTCTTGCGTCTTTTAGCGTCATTTCGTTAAGAGCTTCTACGCCGTCTTGATACAGTTCATTGAAGTTCGGGATTGATTTTATTTCATTCACAAACGTTTGATTCTTCTGTATCTGGTCGTATCGGCTGTGCATTTTATTAGAAACTACATACTCAATTTGTGTTTGCAGTCTCAAAAGGTCTTTGTATTTTTGTTCGTCTTCATACATTAACCCTTCCACGTCTTCAGCCTTTACCCCTAACCGCTTTAACGCTTCTTGCTTTGCAAAATCTCGGATATTAGCTATTTCCTGTTCAGGTAATGTAACGGGTGCTTGCTGTGCCTGTAACGTCCTTGCCCGTTCTTCAGCCGCTTTACGCCTTGCCCGCTCTTGAGCAAGTGCCGCTTTTAAATTCTCGGCGTGTTCTTCGCCTTCGGCTTCTTTAGGGTTTTCGTCCTGTTCTTCAGGATCTTCAGACTGTTCAGGCTTTTCGCCGCTTTCTTGCGTTTCAGGTTCTTTACTGTCAGATTCTTCAGGTTTGTTCTGTTCCATTTCGCCTTTCACGACTTCCAAATCTTCTTGAGTAAAGCCCATTTCTTCAGCATTAACCATTTCATTGTTATCCATAGCAATATCCTTTCTGCCGTTTAACGTCATTGCGGGACGAAATAATTAATTGCAGTTTAACGCCGTTGCCGGGCGAATGTGGTTTATAATTAGCCGTTTAACGTCTTGCCAAGGACGAGAAAAGGAGGGGACAGTTTATAGACGTGTCCAGGTCTGTTTTTACATTTTATAATTGTTGCATGTTCTGCAATAATTGCATTTGTTGCGGGTCTTGCCCTAACTGTTGCACGCCTTGCGGCTGTTGTATCTGCGGCGGCGGTGCGTATCCTTTCATTGCCAACCGTTCTTGCAATATCTCTTCAGGGGACATCTGTACGCCTATGCTTGAAAGTGCCGTACTCAACGCTTCTGCGGGTAAATCTGCAAGCCGTCCGTTTATACGTACATCGGGAAGGTTCGGTTGCTCTGCCGCTTCTTTCATTCTCTTCTTAACGCTTTCTTTTTCGGGGAAGTCCATGAAGTCCAAGATAATATCCATAGGAATATCAACGCCTGATTTCTTCGCTTCAAGTAGCTGATACAGGTTTGCCCGTCGTGCCGTTGCAGACGCTTGAGAAGTCGTAATGACAATATCGAAATCAAAGCAAGAAAGGTCATATAATACCTTCTTAATCGGATTGCCTTCTTCGTCCGTTTTCGGCATTCCTGTAGCCGGGTCAACCGCAAATTGTTCTTGCATAGGTTGCCCTAAATTCGGCGTAATCTGTATAAATTCTTTTTGCCCGTCATCACCAAGTATCCGCATTACTTTATCTTGATTATAGAACTGCGGTATAAGTCCTTCGGCGTTCTTCTCGCCCCACAAAAGTTGAACAATCTGCCGCTCTGTTTCCTTCGTCTGGTCGAATATTCCCGCCGTCTGTACTGTCGTTACTGATTGTCGTAAGTCGATCGCCTTACCGCTCATCGCTCCAACGCTACCACTTAGCGATTCAGGCGTTATCCCGCTGATAGAGTAAAAATCATTACTTGATTGCTGTTCAAGATTTATATTTACCGAACTATCATAAGCGGGTGTACCGTCTTGATAGCTTACCCCATTCGGTAAGAATATGTTTGCTCCGGGTGTTGTTGCCTTTTCCTTTATCGTCTTCTTCAGCTGTTCATCAACGACACCCGTCCAGAATTTAACGCCAAGGGATTGTTGGTTTACAACGTGCATGCGTTGGCTGCGGTTCTTGTTTAATTCCCTTTGTGCGTCCTTTATATCTCGCACAACTCCGGCCGGCTCTAGTTCAGCGTCTGACAGTTCTCCGGTGTAGTAACAATATTCACGCACTAACGGGAATTTGCCATGCTTGTATGGGCTTTCGCCGTCTTCCAACAATACATCATCGCAAAACGTTGCGTATCGTATAACCGTCTTCGGTATCGTTGTCGGTGGCGTTCCCGTTGCTTTAAGCTGTGTAAACAATGGATTATCTTCTGTAACAATGCCTTCTTTAGTCATATAGACTTCTTGCGTCCCGTACTCTTTATACCAGTATTGAACTACTCGTACTTTCTTGAAGTCGGTGTCATACCAAAGTTTTTCCGTGTTAATCGTGTCAACAGCCGTTTCCGTGCTGTCAAGCTTATGTTGCAGTGTGTCTATTTCTTTTTGCTTATCGCTGTATATTTGCCGTAGTTTGTCAGGGCTTTCCCATGAGTAACGGCCGCAATACTGAGCGTCGCTCAAATCTTCTTGTTGTGATTCAGGGTCTATAAACGCGTCAAACGGGCTGACTCTGTCAATCTTGATAGTACCGTCAAGTCGCGAATAATCGAAATCATACGTAATCCAATAATTCGCAAGACCGCATATTACTTTGTCTCTGAAACATTTATTCTTCGTTCTCTGATAATTTGCACGGTCTAAGCAATACTTAGTAATCCCTTTTGCAACTCGGCTTATTCTATCGTCTTCTTCAGACCTCGGCAGAAAGTCGGGTTCCGTCTCGTTTTGTGCCGCGTAACCGCAAAGAAGATTTATAACCGGTCGGATTCGGTTAATCGTAATTGCCGGTCTTCCCGCTTTCTTCATACGTGATAAATCAGCGTCAGCCCATTGCTTGCCCTGCATAAATTCATAATCTTCTTTTGCTCGTTCTCGCCAATCACTAGTCGCACTTAACGCACTCTTTACCCTTCGTCTAGCCGCTTCTATATCAAAGCTTTTTAAATCCCCCATGCTGTCACCTCTTCACTGTCATCCATTGTTTTATATCCGTCGCTAAATTCCTTCTTCTGTCGCGTCGGCTTAATCGGTCGGCTCATACAGAAATACCGCAACTCATCATACGCATGATCTTCTTGAGTTGTGTCTACATCTTCAGGTTTCGACTCGTCATACACAAGCTCCGGTAGTGTTCTTAACATGTGTTTACACGTCGAGAAGAATTTAATTTTACCTTCCCTTAAATACTGATGAACCATTAATTTACCGGCGATACGTTCCGAATTAGAACGAGTGAAATATATTCCATGCCGTTCGAATATCTCCGCAATACTTTCGCCTTGGATACTCCACTTCATTCGGTCATCTTTTTGCCAAATAGCTTTATCAGCTACGTCATATGTATATCGTTCATTGCCCGACAGCCGCACGACTTCGGCGGCTACTTCATCAGGTGTAAGCTTTAACCCTTCATCCGGTTCGCCTGTGCAGCCGTAATATTCGCGGTAACAATGGGCTACGCCGTCATAATCGATTGCGTACCAGTGAATAGAAAACGGCTTAGAGAAACCCCAGTCCATCGAGCGGACTTTTAACCAGTCGTCTAGAATTGTAAATGGTTCTTCTACGTGCTTATCACGGTTAAACTCGGTAAAGACCTGTCCAATAAAAACATCCCAGTCACCGTACAAGAACGCTTTCTTCTCTTGTTCCGGCAATGCTTCAAGACGCTTTACATAGTTCGGGTCATTCTTCATTAATACGTCGTTATCATACACACGAGCCGGTATAAACATCTTCTCTAATCCCGTTGTCTTGTCGATAACTTCATGCTTGCCGTATTCAGTTGCTTCTACATATTTCCGCTTTACCCACCCGTGACCCTTGCCGCCGGGATTACACGAACCTCGGAAGCGGACAGGGAAGCCACGAGACGAGCGAAGACACGCAGTTAATAACTCAGCTGTTCGCTCTGTGTGTTTCGTCAGTTCGTCAATACCTAGGTAGTCGAACTCTTGACCTTGGTACGTTTCCGCGTCCTTCTCTGTACGTACATATCGGAATAATACTTTAGATCCGTTTATAAGCGTAGCAACATGCTTCTGTTCTGAGTATTCGTACAACTCTCTCGGAACTGACCGCTTCCACTCTCTTATTACGTTCGCTTCAAGATTCGGATATGTTTCTCGGAACAAATACGCATTACAGCCGCTATGCTCAAGACAGTACGCCAAGCAGTCCATGACAAGGGCTTTAGTCTTACCGCCGCCTCTCGCACCGCCGTACACCGCATACGGAGCGTTACACATATGAAATTCATCTTGCCGCACATTCGGCATGTAATCGATTGTAATATTCATATTTATTCCGTTTTTCTTCTTCTATCCCGTGCTTATACGATACTTTTATACAATTCCAAGGAATTTTTCTATCATTTTCAGTGTTTCCATTTCCCTCATGCATATAAGACTATTTTGTATCTTCGTTCCGTCTCATATGCGAGAACTCTATAACAATCGGTTGTCCGTCTTTACCGCTTAACTCCGTCTTCTCTGTCAACAACGCGTAACGCTTAGCGAGAAGTTCAGCCGCTTTTATTCGCTCTTTCATCGCGATCTGTTTTTCCTTCTTCTCTTTTGCGTTCTTGTAGCTCTTTTCTTCCGTCAATTGCCCTCGCATTGCAGCTGTTAAGAACTCTTCAACTTCTTGAGCCGTTGCAATCGCTTCATTTTTTACTTCAGCTTCAAGCTCTGCGACCTTTTCCCGTACTTTATCATTATTTATCAGCCTACAGCCGTGCATATAAGCACTTTTTTTGCTATATCCGGCTCTTTCCGCAGCCTTTGTGTTGTTCATATCCTTTATATATTCAATAGCAAATCTCTCTTGCTTCGGATTTAATTTTTCACTCTTTTTTTCTTCACTCATATACTCTCACCTTCTTTCTGTTGACTTAATTATGCCGTTTGTTATGTGAGTTCTACGACGTTTAAGCATAACAAAAGCCCTCAATTAAGAGGGCTTATTTTTTTACGGCAAAAGGCGGCCATATTGACCGCCCCGACCTGTAAATAAACTACATATAGAATTAGTGGTTGAGACTTGCCGCAGCTGTCTCATCGGAATCGTTCACGCATGAACTTCATCCCCTACTTTTTACATATACACTATATCATACTTTGGTTGTGTCATTCAGTGTCATATTGTGTCATCTTATGTCCTCTTCTATAAAGTTCATTAAAATGAAGTAATGCCCGCTTATGAACTCTAAAGGTCTGTTTGTGTGACATATTCAACCCGTCTTCAACCGTGTTCCAACCCTTACAGTACACATACCGTAGCTGTAATACTCGCCGCTCGTACACGTCGAACAGCGAATTGATTAATTGTTCAGCCCGTTCCCGCTCGTCAATTAATTTATCCCACTCCGTAGAAGTCTTACTTATTAACTCATCAAGTCGGATAATCTTGTCGCTTATATCTGATGAACTTGTTCCGCTTATCTTGTCTTTCGAGTAGTCGATAGCTTGCAATGTACATATGTCTTTACGTAACTGCTCAATGCGATCTTCTTTTATTCTTAGTCGCACATTCAGACTTCGCACATACTCAAGATATTCCCGTCCGTTCATTTTGTTCTCCATATCTGCACCGAACATATCAACAGTAAGCCTAATAAACAATCAAATAAGGTTACAAAGAGTGCGAAATCAGACAGTTTAAATTGAGCATATGCCTGTACATGAATTGTTACGATTGCACCAATCGCCCCTAGGATTGCAATTGCTGTTCCTAATCGAATTAATATTTTTTCTATCATTCTTCCTCCTGTTTTTCTTCGTGTCGCGGTGTTCTTCCCGTTATCGCCGTAATATAAGCGTCCTCGCCTTCTTGACTTCTGCACTCTCTACAGATGGCTTCATTGTTGCACTTCTTAACCCGTTGCCCGAACTCGTCATATATCCAGTGCCATGCGGATTCACGGAACAACGGACGACCGCAGAACGCACACCGTGACGCTGATTCTCGCGGCTTGTTGTTCTTCTCTGCTGTCTTGCCTAGGATTACAATACGATGAGCTTGATAGTGCCGTCTTTTGTTTTTTCTCGCCATTTTTTCCGCTCCATTCGTTTTTCTTCTCGTCTTTGTTTCTTCGCCTGAAGTGCTAAATCGGCAAGTCTGTATTCACCGTGAATTATTGAGTCCTCGTTTTCTTTTACCTTTTTATTAAGTTTTAATCTTAATTCTTCCACCAGTGTTAACGCCTGCTCAAGTTCTAGTAATTCCATTTCTATTATTTCTTCTACTTCGTCGCGGACATTTTCCGGATAATATTTAAGTGCCGAAATGTGCTTATTTATCTTATGTGTTGCGGTCTGTAATTGCCGTGCCTTTTTGCAAGCCCTCAAAAATTGCTCGCTTCTCATTCTTTCCGCTCCTTCCTCGCCTTCCGTCTTAGCCGCTGTAATTCGTCGTAGTCAATCCAGCCCGATTCACTGTATTTATTCGATTTTGCTATCCACTTCAACTTGTATTCGGGATAGTGGTATGCGAACATTTTCCGCTTTAATTTCGCCGTTTCGGTCGCATATCCCTTGACGTCTATAACTACGTTTATTTTTTCTTCTTCGCTCCAGTATTCAAAGTCGGCGATATAAAAAACCTCTTTGTACTGCTTTCCGTGCCGTTCCGCTTTCCCCTGTAGCATATATGAGGGATGGCATTGTAGATAATGTATTTTCCCGTCCTTTTCAAGGTTTTTAAGGTATTCGTAATATTCGCCTTCTATCTGACTATCAAACGTAATGCCGTCAATTACTGTCTTCTTACTTCGTATCATCGATTGCTCCGTTCTGCATATATCATAATCAGAATCATGCCCGTTACTAAGAACATTACCGACTTGCACATATACCCGATTAATTCAAGTCCGTTCATGCTTATCTCCTTTTGTTTTAACTATTCCCCTTAATATTTTTATTGCTTCACTTATTTCGTCCTCTTCCGCTACAAATATATTCCCAATCCAAAAACCTCTTCCATTATGCCTGGCTTCATATTCTAGCAAGTCTATCGCTTCTTCTATTGCCAAACGCTAAGCTTCTTTAGGCTGTTGGTCATATTCTATTTCGAGATTTGAAAGAGTATTTCTCAATTCTTTAATTAAATCCCATAAATCAGAAAGTCCATAACCAACACCATCTAAATGTTTGCTGTAGAGAGTCATTCTTGTATCGTCTTTGTAGGCACGGTTTATAAAATTTCTGTCACCTACTGATATACACATTGCCCTTTCCATTATCGCCTGTACAATTTCGTACAGTTTCTGTTCACGTTCTTCACATTCTCTATCCGTCATGCTATTACCTCTCCTTTTTTGTTGTTAAACTACCTCATTCTTCTTTGCTCTCTTCTTCTGCAATCATTCGTAAGTACTCCGCAGCCTTCGCGATGTCCGTTGCAGGTGTACCCTTTCTTGTATATCTATACAGATACTTAATAACATTCCCTTCACAGTATCGTTTATACCCTTCCAACCCTAGTAACTGCCGTATAACATCTTTACATTCGACTCCTCTCCAGTTGTAGTGCGTCGGTTTGTGAACCTCGTTGCCCTCTTCAATCTGTCCGTTAATCGGATTCCGTAGATTCGTCTCGGTCAGCCCGAATTCTTTCATCATGTCTTCAACGAGTTCCAAAATTTCGTCGCGTTCGTTTTTATTGTCCATTTTCATTTGCTCCTTTTTCTTCGTATTTTGACTTCTAACGAGTTTTAGAGTCTTGTACGATAATTTTATCGTCAGTCACTTTAAAACTCGTCAGAAGTGCCAAATTTTTAATTTATTCGATATCAAAACGGAATTTCTTCGTCAACTTCTGTACCTAATCCGTTAAATCCTGAATTATTCTCGTCTTTCTTCTTGAACGGAAATATCGCCGTTCCCGCTCCTGTAGCGACTACGTTCGATGAGTACCGTGTTTCACCGTTTTTCTCGTACTTCGTTGTTGAGAATCGACCAAATACCCAGACCCGTGTGCCTTTCGTCCAGTCATTCATGCCTTCAGCTAGTGCGTCGAAAGCGACAAACGGTACAAAATCCGCAACGTCTTTCCATTCGTTCCCGTCCTTTACTCGTCTGTTGCACGCTACCGTTCCACGTGCTACTGCCATACCCGACTTCGTGAAGCTGATTTCTATGTCTCTAGCAAGATTTCCTTCCAGTTGTACAGTGTTCATTTTTAGCTCTCCTTTTCTTCTTCTAACGCCCTCAAAACGTCATGGCAATGAGGGCTACAGCATATTTTTCTAGCTAAAATTTCTTTTTTTTCTCGCCCAATAGCTGAACCGAACAGAACCGCCACATATCGGGCATACCCAACAATCCCGCTTCTCTTTTAATCTCTCGGCGTATTTCTTTCGGCATTTCGGGCATAAATCGCTATCGCCTTCATGCCATTCGCCACAGTCGATACATCTCATTGGAACGGCTCTTTCTTAATCGGCTCGGCTTTAATTGCGTCCGCTTCGTCTTCCGTTAAAGACTTAACCAGCTCGTAAGCCTTTGCCGTCGCAATCTTCGTACTCCGTTCCGCTTGCTGTGCGTGAATTTGCACGTCAACACATTTCCACCCGTAACAGCGTTCCTTCAACATTTCAAGCTGTTCGTTCACGTCGTGCAGTGCTTCTGCCACTCTTTCTAAGTCTTCAATGATTGCTAACGCTTGGTTCTTGTCGCTCATTTTCTTCTCCTTCCTTCGGCAGTTCCTCAATCCGTTGTAAATATTCGGCTACTTCATCGGCACTTAAATATCCGATAACATCGTTTTTAATCGGGGTGCTGTAGCACAATACTCCGTCTTTCAGTACCCCTAGTTCATAAAGCCCATCTTCACCACCCTTGCTATATTCGTTCTGAATTACGTTTGCCCCATACCCATTTGTGAACTCGTATATGTGTTGAATTGAATTTCCGCTTTTTCGGTCGAAAACTACAATCTCTCGTCGCGGTTCATACTTACCGAATTTTATGTATGACATTTGCTTTTTCTCCTCTCAACTCAACTATAAATTGAATTAACTCAACTTCTTCACAAGGTTCCCCGTTAACTGCTTCAACTTCTCGTTGTTCGGACTTATCCCAAGCACGGCATTATCTCGATTGTCTTTCTGTCGTTGTGCTGCCAATTGATACGCCCGTCTGAACTGTGCCCGCAGTGTATTCATACCCTCAATCGTAGTCATACAAATGTCTTGCCAACCGATATTTTTAACAGCCACTGTTATAGCTTCGTGACTAAATTTCGGCTTCTTGTAATACCCAACGGACTGTATTGCTTTAACTACTTCGCCCCACGCTTCAGACTCATCAGGTGCCGCATTGCCGCTTATCGTGCCTTTAATGCCGTATGCCGTTTCGCGTATTTCGGCGATTGACGGTAAAAACCTGTTCGTCATAATCAGCTTTTTTACTGCCACTTTCAAAATTTGAGGCGGTATGTCCGATAACATCATGACGTAGAACTGTAACCTGTCTTTTTCTAATGCACCCTTAAAAGCCAATTGAAGCGGTGCTATTGCTTTCGTCGTGCTTACTTTGTCCATTCTGTCGCTCCTCTTCTTCGTATTCTGCAATTAATTCATTCACAACGTTTATTGCTTCTTGCCGTTCTTGCTCTGCTCTGCTTATAGGCGATCGCCTATTGTTCCGTACTTCGGGTTGATTCAAATACCCTTCAAACTTTGTGCCAAATAGCGTTTCAGGTCTCAAATATTGAGCCATGTCGGTTTCTTGCCATTCTTTGGCTTTCTTGGTGATGACGGCTTTAAAGTCTTCCAAGGTAAAGCCTTCTGCAAGCCGTGCGGCAATTAGCCTACGGGTCTTGTCTGTTGAAGCCTTGTACTTACTCCCAGTAGTTGAGTTAAGAAAGGATATAATGTTTTCCGTATCTCTATCTTTATCTTTATCTCTGTCTTTATCTCTTTCTCTAACTCTATCTATATCTCTATCTCTGGTGGTCATTTGTCGGACATTTGTCGGACATTTGTCCGTAATACCCTTTCTATTTGCTCTTTTACGGTCTCCGTCACTACTTCCGTTGCCAATAAAGTTTTGAATATCGAGCATGTATATAGCCCCGTTATCAAGTACTTCAATTAGCCCCAAGTCTTTAAAAATCGTCAGTGCTTGTTTAATTGTTCCGACTTGATGACCCGTAATTGTTGCGAGCATTTCAGCGTTATACGGGATTCGTTCATTGAGCATTAAGCAGCCGTCATTTTTTAGCGACCGCAAGTACAACTTGAGCAAGATATTGCCGTATAAGTACCCGTCTTTCATCGACTCCATTACCTTCATTTCGTCAGAGTCAAAAAAGCTATCTTTTAGCCGTATGTAGTAGTATTTCTTATTGTCACTCAGTAGACTTACCCCCTTTTAATCTGTCGATATACGACTGAAAAAACTCCCTGTATTCCTTCGCCTTTACGCCGTGTGCTTTCGTGTTATGACACTCACGGCACAAGCAAACAAGGTTATCAAGGGTGCTTTTGCCACCTTGTGAGCGAAATACGATATGATGAACATCGCACCCGTAATGACCGCAGATTACGCAGCAGTTGCTGTCTCTCTCAATTGCTTGCCGCTTCGTCTTGCGGAATAGTTCCCTATCTTGCTTAGTGTTCTTGTTCATGTCGTCAATGCCCTTTCCACACTCCAACCTCGGCGAAGTCTGTAGAGCAAGGTGTTTGCCTTAATGCCTACAGAATCAGCCCATTGCTGAAGGGTTGCCCGTTTGCCCTGGAACGTAATCATGTGATTGTTTCGTTTATTGTTCGCTTGAGTTTTCCAGTTAACCCAGCGGCAATTGTCGGGGCAATAGTCGCCATTTGTGTCTTTGCGGTCGATTGTGAGCGTTTCGCCGTATCCGTTCGACATCGCCCAGGCGTAGAAATCCATAAAGCTATTCCATTCGTCGCACACCCGTATGCCCCTTGCTCCGTATAACTTGTAATCAGGGTTGTTCTTGCGGTTGCAACGGGCTTTTATCCCACTCCATATGTTGTACAACCGTGTATGTCGGTGTCCGTGTTCCTTATACGTTCCGTACTGATTTGTTATCATCGGTATGCCCCCAGTCGTTTATGAGTGATTGCATGTATTCAGGCGGTTCAAGGTGTATGCCTAATTGGCTGCACTCATCGGTCAGGCAGTCAATGAGCCTTGTCATCTCTGCGGTGTCGTAAGTGCTTGAACCGTGATAAGCGGCAAGGACCATATACCCTTTTGCCTTTCGTGCTTCGCCTAAATCCTCGGTAATCCACCCAATACCATGAGCCGCCCATATCGTCTTGAACCGCTCAACCGCTTCGGCTCGTACAGGTATCGGGGTGAAGTGTCCGCAGTCCTTAATTGCTTTGCGGTATACGTCTTCACGGCTTGAATATTGCCCGTCGCGGCTTAAATGCTCCGCGATTCTTTGGCACAAGACCCAACAAAACGCGTTAGCATTTAGGCTTCTTTTTTTGCATACTTTCTTTATCTCAACTGTATATTCTTGCGATTCGTCTATCTGTGATAATTCGTTGTCTTTCGGAGACGGAATAAATAGACCGACTCCGAAAGACTTAATTACCTGTATTCCCTTTGTTGTAAACTTCATGATTCAAGCCATTTCTTGAAGCCCTTGTAAACTTCGGCTAATTGCTCAACTGTCAACCCGTCCATGCTTTCAACCTTCATTGTGTCTTTAAGCCAGTCAGCAAAGGGCTGTTCCGCTTTATGCTTCTTGACTAGTTCGGCAATGGCTTCTATTCCCTTCTGTCGGCGGTCGTCTGTCGGTTGCGGGCGATCTGTTTTCGTTCCGTTCAGGCGGTACCGTTCCCTACCCTTATCGTCGCATATCGTGAGCCGCGTAAACTCTCGCTTCTCCCTGTCATACTTGATATCGGTTACATGGAAACGGTCGTACTTGCCGACTTTTCCAGATATCCAGATAAACGGAGAATCATAGAGTTCTCTGCCAATCCCCCAAGAGAATCCCGCACGCTTAAACGCGTCGGACGCTTCCCCCTTCTCGCCTTGAGTATTCGACGGCACGCCGCAATCTTGTTTATTTACCCATTGCCCTTTATCCGCGTCATAAATCGAAATGGTACAAAACAGATTGCCGTTCACAACCTCGTGATGACGTTGCCAATTCATCGAGCCTACAACATCATCGAGTATTCTCATGTCAGCCCGTGCCGTCTTGTAGAGTAGTAAAACCGCTCCTTTATCGTTCACCGATTGAATACGGCATTCTATATCTTCCTTCGTTAATAACGGTATTTCCTTCATTGTCATCACCTCTATTTAATGCTCATGTTCTGCCGTTCGACGAGTTCCGCACCTGTTACAGTTTCGCCGTTCTTTAGGGCTTTGCTTATCCCTGTCTTATCAACCTTCGGCGGTTGAGGGATTAAGAATGTCGGCGGGATATTCTTCTCGTCTAAGACGTTGACGGCTGTTGACTTACGCCAACTAATTGCGAAGTCCGTGCCGGTCACCTTTTCGCCATTCAACACGCTTGCGAGGTAGCCGCTTAATTGTTCGGCTTTCTTCTTAGCCGCGTCCTTTCTCGCCTTAAACGCCTTTTCTTCCGCGTCCAGTGCGGTTACGTCGCTTTTTAAATTCTTAATCCACAACGCAATATTTCTAATCTTCTCGGAACGTTCAAGTTCCAAGGCTTCCAATGCAGCTACGTCGATAACCTCGCCTGTTTCCGTGTTTATCGTCGTACCGTCCTCTACCGTAATGCAGTTCAAAAGTTCTTGATTGATGTTGTATAAAGTAGCCATTATTTCGTCTCCTTTTCTTCGTATTCTTCTTCAAGTTCTTCAATAATCTTTCCAAGTTCGCCAATAAGGTTAAATAAGTCTTCAAATGCGTATTCAGCGTTATTAAGGTGCTTACGGTATCTGAATGCTTCCGTTTCGTTCTTGTAAGCACCGTTTATAAGCGGTCTACCGCCTGAAGCGAAGCACAAAGCCTTTTCGGATATTGCATGTATAGCTTTATATAGCCGTTCTTCACGGTCTTTATATTCTTGGTCTGTCATGTTATAATCTCCTTGAGTTCTTTTGTTGTGAGTCGTGTCGGTTGCCGCCGTCACGGCTCTTTTTTTATACGGTTGCTGCGAAGATGAGCATGCCGCCGATATACAGCCATAACGCCGCTGTTTCTTTCCATTCGCTCACCTCGCTTTTTTCTGTAAAACGGATCTCCTTTCCTTCCGTCAGCCCGTGGCGGCTGTTTACCCATGCGGGCGGTGCGGTAAGTGCTACTTGCTTTTTCATCTTTTACACTCCTCTCTAAATTTCGTTGCTAATTACAAGTAAGTCGCTTGTAATCTTCCTGATTTGACTTCTAAGCCATTCGTTTTCATCCCGTAGCTGTTCGCATTTAGCCCTGAGCCTTCGGCACTCTGTAGCCGAATATTCAGCCCTTAGAGTTGCGAACGCTTCGACCTCTTCCCGTGAGAACCTCAACCCCGGAACTTCCAAGGCGTGAAGTTTTCCTTCATTCCGCATGGCATATACTGCGTTAACGGAAATCTGGAAGAAGTCAGCGACTTCCTTCGCCGTCATTACGGCGTTTCCTGTTATGATTTTAATCTTCTCCTTTTGTTTCGTTTTAGGTAACTTCATGGGTAAAAAAAATATCCCAAGGATTTTTAAGTCCCAGAATTATGGCAATTTTCTCAATTTGGTTGGTATTAAACCGCCCGTTCTTGAGTCTTGCCCGAAAAGCCCTATCACTAATACCGATAGCGTCCGCAACTTGTTTTTGCGTCATTCCTTTCGCTACAATTTCGCCCTTAAGCCTATTTACGTTTATCACAATTGTCATCTCCTTTCCTATAAGGTAACTAAATTGTAACATTTGTTTCCTTCTTTGTAAAGTAATTTAGGAAACTTTTTTATACATTTATGTAATAATTGTTGTCTGATAGGTTTGTTGGTGGTGTATTATTGGCACAACAGTTATGCGTAAAGAGGTGAATAGAATGACAGACACAAACCGTTGGGGTAAAGAAATAACAGACTTACAACAGGGACTTGCAAAGCGATTAAAGGACGCTCGCGAAGCGGCCGGGCTTACTCTTGAAGATGTTGGGAAAATAATCGGCGTAAGTAAGGTAACCGTATTAAGGTATGAACGGGCAGATATTGCCGTGCCTAGCGATAGGCTTGAACGCCTAGCCACATTATACCGTGTTTCACCCGCCTATCTTATGGGGTGGGATAATCCCGACAGCGGCTATTATATCGACGCTCAAGCAGCTGAATATGCGGAAGAATTGCGGACAAACAAAGATTTGCGAGTGTTGTTTAGTGCAAGCCGCGACCTTTCAAAAGAACAAATGAAAGAAACGTATGACTATATAAAATATCTAAAATCGAAGGAAACGCATAATGACGATTAATATAATTTTCGCACCTGTACCGAACACCAAAGCAGCAGTAACAGAAAATGAGGACGGCAGCTATTCTATTGTTGTGAGTAAGTCGCTAAGTCGCGAACAGGCACAGAAAGAAATCATTCATGAGTTGGGTCATATTGTTTCCGATGATTTCAGCAAGGATGTACAGGCGAATTTAATAGAAGAAATGATAAGACGCAGCGGCATTATCCCTGATATAAATGGTATAGAGTTTTTCTGTCAAGTGGTGTGAGGTGATTGTATGTTAAAAGAATTTAAAGATTTTTATAGCGGGTCTATTTTACCGTTATATTTGGCGGCATTTATCATTGGTTTTTTGGTTTCTGCACTCGTCAAAGACGGCGGGAAAACTGGTTTTTTCATTGCAGGCGTCGGGCTTTGGGTCGGATATATTCCGATTAAGCTGATAACCAATCACGAGTTAAAGAAGTTTACGGAACGGATTGAGGACAATGCAAAGTAATATAACGACGCGT